ACAAGTAAAGGACCACCATGAATTCTACGTGGACACATTGGACAACGTGCTTGACATTTAGTAGTTACTTCTAAATGTATAGATTTTATGTCAGTTATATTATACATTACTTCTGATTAAACCTTTCTTGTGTTGCTAATATAGTATCTTGGTTAACATCTACATTTACAACAAGCCAATAACTATCTGTAAAACTATTATTAAACAAATAGTGCATTCTTAAAGTGTCAATAAAATATAACCTACCTATTTCCCAATGTAATATTTTGTCTTCTAATACAAAATTAAATTGTGGTGGGTTTACATTACGCAAAGGCATAATTAATCTAAAAACATCTGTTGGTTCGCCTGTATAATTCCAATCGCGATGTGGTGGAAAGAATCCACCTGGACCAAATTTTAAAAAGTGTGTTCTAAAATAATGTCCTTGCCAAGGTTTTAGTATTTCAGCAATCTGGTCATTAAGCACAGGAGTAGGCTTGTCAAAATCTTTTTCCGCATATTCTGTGCCATGCTCTTTATTGTATTCATACAGGCTGTCTAAGTCAATACCATTAAACGTACCGTCTGAACTTGTAACACTTAATCCCCAACGGTTAACATCTTTGCGTGGATTATATTTCTGCCATTCAAAAGTATCTATCCAATTAATAAGTTGATTAGGATCAGTAGTAACTTCTAACTCTATTTGTTTGCCAAACTGTGATAATTTATTATACTGATCCATTATTTTAATCCTATTATCATAAATCTTTTATATTTAGGTAATTCTAACTCTCCTGCATATTCTATTGTAGTTAAATTACTTTTACGTTTAAATTCATCTATATCTGCAACACAATTAATATGTTCTTCATGCTCATAGTAATTATTACTTTGTAACACAATCTTAGTGTTTTTAGGTATGTTGTTGAACCACTTCCTATATTGTTCATCAGTTAAGTGTTCACAACTTGTATTGATTACAGCATAAGGATTGCTCATACCTAAATAATCGTATTCGCACATATCCATAGTTTCTGCAAAAAACTTACCATCCATTTCATAACGTTTGTTCATGCTACGTGCAAGTTCCTCACATTTAGGATCTATATCTACACTTACAAGTTTGCGTATTCCTAATTCACTGTTTAAAAGCATTGTAGATAAAATACCAAACCAACCTCCAAATATAATAATATCTGCATTTTTAATCTTGGCCTTTTTGTTTAGTTTTTCAACTAACCATTCCTTAGACTGTAATTGTCCTCCCCAGAAACATTCTAGTAATCTGTCTCTATCATCGGTGCTTCTAATACCATCCATCCAGAACTTAATATCTTGAATATCTATTTTCATAATATTTTCTCCTTTGGTATTTTACTATCTGCACTACTTACGCAAGTTGGTGTTATGCATGGCATAGGCTTGTCAAACAGTTTGAAACCTTCAGTAAGTGTTCCTAGTGGTTGTTCGTGACAACTGTATGCACGTTTTACTTCATTGTTGCGTATAATACAACTTTGATATCCACTATTGCAACTCCAACCTTTGAACTTGTTAAATCCAAACGCATTAAATCTTTCTGCTTGATCTAATTCGTATTTTATTCCTTCATCATCTTGTAATAGGATTTGGTTAGTGTCTTGTTTACTTTCGGTTTGTAATATTTCTTTTTGGGCATCAGTATAACCACTAACGACAAAACTAGCGGTAGGATCAGACTGAGGCTTAAGAGTAACGTGAAGACCACGTTGAATGAATCGATTGCTTCTGGCATAATATTCCTCCCAATGTTCAGGTACCATAACTTGATTAATAGTTACAAGTACTCCTTCGTCTTGGAGATATAAAAGTTTATCTCCGAATTCTTTTTCGTTGGCAAATTCAGCATGGAAACTTGCTGTAATACTTCTTCTATCCATTACATGAGTTGCGTCTAACCAACGTTTCCACCATGCTTTACTAGGACTACAATTACTAGTCATGTGTATACTTAAATAAGGACTTTCATAATCTTCATAGTATTTTACTAAATCTAAAAACTTTTTATATGCAGTAGGTTCTCCACCACTAAAACTAAAATGAAACTTGTCGAATCCGTTGGCCCTTGCTTGAGATTTGATTGTATCTATTGCGTTAGTATAAGTATCAAACTCTAGATAGTCGGGTTTATCTGTATTAGCATAGGGCCAACAATAGGAACATTTATAATTACAAAAACGTCCTATGATCCAACTGACAGAAAATAGGTTAGACTCAAGCATTGTTTTTTGCCCAAGTTTAACTATTCTATCAAATGGAATTTTTTGAAAATCGTTCATTCAGCCAATTCCAATCGTTTATTAGTGCTAAAGTGCTAGGCTCATTACTATGAGTATTCCCAAAGTTACGGCCATCCCTAGCACCAGCGATACAATAGTCTCCGAATGGTTTATCCATACCTGCTTCGCACCATGTATCAAGTCTTTTAATTGTTTCATCATCTTCTTGCCTATCAATGACTTTACTAGCAAGTTTTACACATTCTCTAAATCCACTTTTCCAACTGTTAAAAGGATCTGTATTGAATGCTGTGATATTACTAACTTGTTCCATAGGTTTAAATTTATCACTTATGCTTGTAGTCATATCAACTGTACCAGTATTCATTTTTAGTGTTAATGATCGAGGTAATAGTTTTACCCCACCATACCCATAAACTAAACCGTTTATAGGATTTTCGCAACGCCATACATGAACACAATCTAAATCATATTCACTTACTTCGTAATCAAACTTAAAGTCGTCTTTAATTACTGCATCACCGTCAACTACCCAAAACATTTTTGTAAAACATTTTTTAGCCGCGGCAACATGAGCATTGTGAATTCCGTCTACCCCATGTACTCTTTTTGCCATAGGATAAGTTTCTTTTAACTTTGCATATACTTCATCTGCATTAGGTTCTTTGTAACTTATAAAAACTATATCATACATTGTTTTTCTTATGCCATTCTATTATTTCTACTCTTTTATTCACAAACTTGTCTGTCTTAATACGTGGATGTGAAAATATTGCGTCAATAGCACTTACTTTTCCACAGGTATTAGCACAAAATAAAGTTTTTCCTTTAGCAATGCTTTCTAATTCCCATGTATTAGCAAACACATCGTTTAGATGATTACCATCTAATATTTCTTGTAAAGAATACTTGTGTAAATCAAAATACTGCCAACCATGTTTGTTCATATGGTTATGTAACTGCATAGTTTCAGGCCATGTGTATCTGCCTACCAAGTGTGTACCCATATAACAACAAGGCATAACAATACCTGAACAATCAATGAACACTTCCTTTTTCAAATCTCCGTTTTCTCTTAGATTTTGACTATTACAATATATTTTACAACTATCCTGTTTTTTATAATCTGCTTCATCCAAGATATTTGGATAAACATTTTCTACCGCAATAGGCCATAAATTGTAATCANNCTTTTCTCTTCTTTAATTCTCTGTATTCTTCTACATCAAAAGGATAATGTTTATATTCTGTATCTCCAACTGGTTCTTCTAAACTTCTATACTCTTTATTCTCAGGAGCTTCTATCCAATAGTCTAGTTTTCCGTCTTTATTCAATGCTGGCATGCCTTTTAAGGACTTTCCGTTGTCAACACCTAAGGATTTTTTTGTAAGAAAATGTTTGAATCCTAGTTTTTTAGACATTTTTCTAGCTTTTGCTATTTGGTGTTCGTTGTGTTTAAAAACTAGGTAATCCCATATACTT